GCAACTAGATCAGGAGACCTGCCAGATGAGTCTGTGTAGGATGCTGCTATGTTGTGGATCCTGAGAACGGACTTGCCGAGGGCATCGACATACGAGCCGAGGTTGATTGGAACCTGAGCGTACCCCGCTGTGTTCCCTGCGTTCACTTGTGCTCTAATGAAGAAGCTGTCTGATTTTGCCATAACCTCTTCTGTAAAAAAACTCGCTAATAAATTATCTTGTCGCCCGAAAGGGGGGATCTCCCCCCCCTGAGAGGGCGTATCTTCTGAGTTCTCCCTATTACTCCGCGGGCCATCCCATGGCCTCGTCCCTAAGAGGGGCCCTCGCCCCCGCGGGGCATGGGTACAAAGGGAGGTTCGTTAATAGACATATTTCCTAGATGTTTAGGTAATAATATTATTAATGAATAGTATTACGGCCCACCATGGACGTATTAGAAGCCCGTATTGAAGACTTAGAAACCCAAATTGCCTACTTAGCGATGACAATCGGTAAGTTAGAGCGTCAAATAGAGCTCTTGGAGGCGGTGATCTAGATGCCTAACGTATCTGCAAGCCTATCAGACCCTGCATATCTCATCTGGAAGAACAAAGAAGGCAAGAGATCCCCATGGGTATCAGAACTAATCGTCAAGGGAGATGCGATCATGATGGAGTCAGAGGCCAAATCTCTGAAAATAGGACATCTCCAGAATCTATTATCGCAAGCTGTACTACAATTAGACCTCGCGAGGGGGGGTATGAGCGATGAAATGTGGACGAAACATCAGAAGATATTATTCAATGAGTGCCTAACTGCACTCGAAGGATCTATTCATCGCTTCCATCTCAATGATTACAAAGATGTATAGAGCTCCTGAATAAAGAAATCAGGATCAGTTTACAATGTCTTGTCCAATGCCTTTCAGTTGTTGCAGAACTGATTGTTCAGGCTTGATACTAATCTCTTCTAATGCGATCAGATAGTTGACATCGACAGGCATAGGGGTTGTGACTCCTCCATTTGAAATCATCAACGCATAGATGTAGAGCTGGTTAGTGACGATCCTGTCAAAATCAATTAGCATCTCGTTAGTTCTGGGAGTTGATGCGTGTGGAACGAAGTATTCATTGGTGTCAAATCCTCTGTAATGGATCTGTGCCCAACCGAAAACTCGGTTATCTGCAGCAGTTGTGAGTTCACCAATCCTAACTGGTGCATCTAGCTCGTCCGTTGCGAGACAAGCAGTCAGAGCAGGATTGTTGTTGGCTGTGATCGTATTCTGGGCGAGGGTGTCAATCCAAACCCATGCTCCTGTCACGCGCCAGGCCTTCGTCCTATCAGGAGACTCGTATGACAAAGCTAGATCTACTCCCGCGGTTGAATCATTGACGTTCGTTTCGACTACTCCACGTACTGTCATTGTTCTTCCCATCTATTTCATCCTCCTCATGCAAGCCTTGGTTTTGGAATGAGCCTTTTTCATTAGCTTTGATGGCTTAGTTCTGGGGTGTGCCTTCTTTAGCATCTTGAATTGCTTTCCAAACTCCTTTTGATACTTGGAAACCTTCCTCTTCTTCTTTGGAGGAGCTGTCGCAAATATCTCCTGTGTGCGCTCATATAGATCCATAGCAGACCGACCAGCCGAAGTTGAGCCCAATTGTGGAGTATCTCGCCCAAAGGCTCCGCCAATCACCGCGCCGGCTCCGGTCCCGATGATGGTAGAGATATCCTGCATGTCGCGAACTAGTTGTTCAACAACATCAAGATTAGTATTACAGCTTGGGCAATACCTGTGTCTCAGGGTGTGAGGCAACTAGATCCCTCACTGCTGGGACAGGCTCAATGCCATTGCTGCAGCTTGAGACATGGTCTCTACTGTGCATTCCATTACTAGTGTGATGTAAACTGCCTCGTTGAATCCCGCGGAAGCTGAGCCTCCAAGGTACATTTCATCCACAGCGACAAGATACCCGTTGGTCCAAAGCTGTGGAGCATTGTCAAATGACTCGGAAGTAACTGATGCGACGCCAGCTCCACTAGCTGTTCTCTGGGCATTGATTAAGCCGGACGAGACGACAGACTTGTTCAGAGCTGTGACAATGTCACCCTGAGTCTGGGTCGTTAGCTGGAATTGGGCTGCAGCGTTTCCAGTAGCAACTAGATCAGGAGACCTGCCAGATGAGTCTGTGTAGGATGCTGCTATGTTGTGGATCCTGAGAACGGACTTGCC